ATTTAAGGAATAACAATATAAAGAGTGTTTGCGGCAGGTGTGGCTGGCATGGCCGTAACGCGCTGGATTGAAGAAACATTGCCGCCGTTGGTGACATAGCTCCCAGAGGCTTGCTTGCCTGCCAACAGAGTATTCATCTCCGCCTCGGTGTAATAGCGGTCGTCGTGCGTGTGGCTTGCCGGGGCGTTGCCGCTGGCCGTGCCGGTGACATTGATTGGCCAGTTGGGGCCGAAATCTGTGCTGTCGATTTGCAAGCGCAACTGGGAATCAGAGGACCATCCCATAAATAGCTTATTCGTTCCTTGATTTGCCCCTCCTCCTTGCTGAACAGGCGTAAAACCTAGACTGTTTTGCTTTGCCGCCAGCAGGCTATTGACCTCCGATTCCGTGTAATACCTGTCGTCATGCGTATGCGAGAGCGGCGACCGCGAATCCGACAAACGAGAATCTGTCGTAATGACCGCCGTGCCCGTGATGGCGCTTGGCGCAATACCTGTTGATGGCGCATAGCTCCCAGAGGCTTGCTTGCCTGCCAACAGAGTATTCATCTCTGTCTCTGTGTAGTAACGGTCGTCGTGGTTGTGGCTTGCAGCCGCTTTGCCGTCGAGCGCCGTCTGTAACCCAGTGGTATCCGCAATAGCGTGCTGGTGTATGGACGCTGCTTTCCCTGCTAGGTCGGTCGTGAGGTTTGCAACCGCAGATTGGGCGACTTTGTTGGCCGTGGAAATGGTGGCCAGTTTCGTGTCGGCGATGGCCGCACCGGCGGCGAGGTCGGCGTTGGTGATGTTGGCGACGGTGGCCGAATCGACGAGTTGGTGGATTTTCTCGGGGGTGACGAGTTCGCCGTTTACGAAGGTTTTGCCTTTGGTGATGGTTGCCATGTTAGTTGAGGGTGCGGGTTTCGGTGGGGTCTAGGGCGCTGCGGGTGGCTTCGGCGCTGATTTGGCGGAGGGTCGGGCGGCCTGTGAGGGTGTGGTATTCGAGGTCGAGGCCGGTCGCCTTCGTGCGGAGGGGGGCTTTGAGTGTGTAGTCCTCTTGCTCGCCCGAGGTATTGGCGAGGGTGGCGATTTGGTAGTCGGCGTCGTAGTCGGTGGTGATGGCGCGGAGTTCGCAGGAGGCTTCGGCGGGGAGCAGGAGGGAGGCTTTGGCGCGGGTGAGCCGCTTGGTGTTGAGGCTGCCCCATCCGTAGCGGCGCGTCAGGAGATAGCCGGGGATGTCGGTGGAGAGGTCTTGGGTGTTTGAAAAAGGCACATCGTCGCCGTAGTCCAGCTCATCGAGCAGGAAGAGCGTTCCGGCGCGGCTGGCTGCAAAGAGGCGGCGTTGGCTGGAGTAGGTGGCGACCAGTAGCTCGTCGAGGTTGATTGCGTAGGTGTCGCGGCTTTCCCATTGCGAGTTCAGGGCGTTCCACAAGAAAAGGGTGTTGTTGGCCGTGGCGTTCTCGCCGATTGGGACCGCGAGGTAATAGCGGTTGTTCCACCAACGGCCTACGGCGAGGTGCGCGTAGTCGCTGTTGATCTCGTCGATCTGGTCGGCGATGGGGTCCGAGAGCGGCTGGGTGTTGGCGCGGAGCTTGAGGTCGAGCTGGGTATCGAGGCGGTAAACTCCGGCATCGGAGAGGAAAAACACAAATTGACCTGCCGTCTGGATCGAGCGGCGGGCTACGCAGCCGATCTCGTCAGTCAGGAGCGTTAACTTGGAAATGGCAGAGTCCACCGCGAAATCTGTGCCGGTCGCGTTGCTCGTGTCAGTGAGATTGGCAATCCAGATCGAGTTGCGCAGGAAGACCAGTGCTTGGCCTTCGACCCATGGGTGAATGGCGACGAGGTAGTCGTTCGAGCCCTGGTTGGCGCGAAAGCTCTGGAAAAACGGATCGTAGAGGTCGGGGTCGAGAACATCGGATATGGCCACGGCATCGCGGCCATCAGGAATCCAGAGTCTGTTTCCGATATAGCTGGCCCAGCCGGTGGAGCGCAGGGTCTTGAAGGTCACGCCTGCGGCGGGGACTCCCGCATCGGCCCGCACAAACTCACTCAAAGAACCATCCCACCACAGCGGCGGCTTGACTCGGCGGATTGCGATGTCGGCGGCGACATCGGGCGCTGTGCCAGCGGGCACGGCGATGGTGAAGGCATTGGCCGTCGCGGCGAGGATGTCGAACTCATGGCCTTGGAAAGCCGCTTGGCTGCCCTCCTCGATCCGCACCCGCATCCCGGCGACATAGCCGTGAGCGGTGATGTGGACCGTGGCCGTTGTCCCCGAGACCGCGATGCCAGAGGCGGTGGTGTATTGCCAATCCCAGCCCGTCACGCTCATATCGGCCTCGCGGAGAATGTAAAATCGGTTGAAAGCCTGCACGGTCGAAACCGTATCGCTCAATTCGATCACCTCATCCGCCGCCGTGCCGTTGTTGGGGTATTGGATTTCGACAATCGGCTCATCTTGCCGATAGAGAAACGCCGAGGTCGGCCCGCACAGGACAATGTATTCGCTCGCATCGAAATAATTCGGCGAGGAAAAGGTTCCCGAAGCGCGGATACCGCCCTCGTAAATCGTTTCGATGATGGCCGAATTATCGATCAAAAACGGCATGACCATTGGCTGGGTGCCCGCCGCGATGCCGTCGCCCAGGCGTTTGGCCCCTTTGCGCGTCTGGGCGACGCCTCGGTCGAGTCGCATGTTTTCGGCGTATTGGACCATGCCCGCTTGCAACTGCAGCGGGTTGAGGCGGCTGGCCATGCCGATAAATCCAGCATCGCCTTCGACTATGGTCTGATCGTCTGGCATCTACCTTTTATTGTGCGGATGGTTGTCAAGGAGGGCGCGGATGGCTTTGGCGCTGATGCGCGGCTCGCCTTTGAATCGCATCAGGTCTGCAAGTTGGCTGGGGGTCTTGCCGCGATGGCGGGCGAGGACGGCTTGCACCCGGTCGAGCAAATGGGCCGGAATGCCTGCGATGGCTTGGGGCGAGGATTTGGCGGGCTTGGGGGTGCCGGGCTCGATGATGCGGTAGCAGGTGACTTGCACGGGGCGCATGGTGGCGGCGTCCCAATCGCTGAACTTTTTGGTCTCGATGTCGCGGGCTTCGATGGCGTCGCGCAGGAGGTCGTGGACATTGCGCTCGGGGCAGCCGAGTTGGCGGGCGGCTTGCTGGCGGGTGAGCCATCCTTGGTTTGCGGGGATGCCGTATTTGAGGGCTTTGTGCTTGAGGGCGATGGCGGCGAGTTTGTTCATGCGGACTTGGGTTTGAGGAGGAGGCTGGCGTAGCTGGTGCCTTCGTTGATGGTGACATTTACCATCTGGAAGTTGCCGGTCTTTTTGCTGATGAAGCGGACGAGGTAGCCATGCGTCCACTCGGTGGGGCGGGCGTTGGCGTAGAGGGGCTGGCGTTTGCACAGGCAGCCGGGGTTCCATGCGGAAATGAGGCCGACGCCGGGGAGGTGCATGGGCTTGTAGGCGGCGCGGTGGGTGTCGAAGAAAACGATATTCGCAGCGGCCTTGGCCATGGCTTGTCCAGCGGCGTCGCGGGCGTTGCTGATTTTGTGAACGAAAAAAGCCTTGTCGATTTTGACCCAGCCAGGCGTGTCGCAATCGCCGTGGGTTTTGCCCTGGTGATAATAGCGGATGCCTCGGTCTTTGAGCCTCAACACATGCTCGGGGCAGAAGGTGCGGCGAAGCAGGTCGGTATCCTTGTGGTGCGCGAGGCGTTGGGTGAGCGCCCACCGCTCGACGCGCCACTCATGGTTGCCTTCTACATAATGCACCTCGGAGGGCGAGGCAGCGGCGAGGATTTGGTCGAGCAGGGAATTGCTGACGGCGATGTCGTCCTCGTAGGAGTCCTCGGTCTCGGCGACATATCCGAGCGTGTGGTGCTCAGCGAGGAAGCCGCCGCAGTCGATGAAATCGCCGCCGATGATGAGTCGGTCGGGGTTGAGGGATTTGAGATCACCGAGGAAGGCAGCCATCGCGGCGGGGTCGTGTTTGTTGCCGTGGACATCGGAGAAAATGACTTCGATGATGTCGCCGGTTCCGGCCTTCGATGTGGCGGGCGTGACCTTGCGCGGGGCTTTGGTGAAACGCGAACGCTCCAGAGCCTTGATCGTTTCGGCGTGGGCGCGGCGCTCGGCTTCGAGCTGGGCGCGGGCTTGTGCGGCTTCGTTCTGCGCGGCGGTGACTTGGCTGGCGTGAACGATGTTTTGCAGTTTGTTGGTTTTCATTCTTCGTCCTCCTCGTCTTCGTCTTCGGTTTCGTAAGGCCACAAAATTTCGTCGGCCTCGCGGCAAAGGGCGCGGGCGGCGTAGTCGTTGCCGAATTTCAAATCCATGTAGAAAGTCTCGCCCTCCGCTTCCCAACTCACGATGCAGAGGCCGACATCGAAATGCTCGGCGAGGAGCTGCCGGACTTGGAGCAGCACGGCTTCGCGGTCTTTCGGTGGGGAGGTTTTGGGTTTGCG